TGGCTTATCCTAATATGCAGTTCACTACTGGATTCATTCAAAATATCGAAAACGGTATTGAAGAAATTGCTTTAACTGAATTGACATTCTCAGCATTTAAAGACGATAATGGCTTCTTCTATTACGAGGCATTCACAAGCGAAACAACCGATGAAGCACTGGTAGATACATGGCATACAGCCTTTACTCCAGACTTAGTTAAATTGGTAGTAGGACCATAGGAGGTATACCATGGCTGAACATACATTAATTTTATCTGATGGTCAGGCTGTTATTTTAAACACCACATTGACCATTGGCCGCATGAAGAAATTAAAAAATACCGAATTATTCTCGAAAGAGTTATTGGCATCTATCTCAAATACACCTAAGAAGGATTTGGATTATTTCGATCAGCAAGAGGTATCCTCTCAGGCGGTCTATATCGCATACTACAATGCAAATGAAGAAGACCCAATGTCTCTTGAGGAGTTCCAGGAATTGCTTGAAGTGGACAGCGTTTTCTACCAACAAATCTATATGGAGTTGTTTGGTGGCAGGACAATTGGAAAGAAATTTTCCGAGGCCTTCGAGAGGAAAACTGATAAAACAAAAAAGTAAGTAAATTAAAGTCCCCAACAATAGAAATAGAAAACGTAGATGACTTAATAAGTTTCTACGTTTTTTATATTGGATTTGATTATGACCTGGTAATCAATTCTGACGTTGAAACGCTTAATAATTTAGCGCGTAACAAAATAGCAATTGAGAATTACAGGAATAATCCAATCAAGTGAGGAGGTGAGTAATTGGCAAATAATCAAAAGGAAATCAAAGTCTCTTACAAGCTTGTCAATCAGGACTTTAATAAAGGCATTACAGAAATTAATTCTGATGTTAAAACACTGAATAAAGAGTTTAAATTACAATCAGAACAGATGAAAAACACGGCTAGTGATACGGACAAACTAGAAGCAAGCCTTGAAAATCTAGCGAAACAACTTGATTTAGCGGAACAGAAAACAACTCAAACATCTAATGCTTTGGAAAATGCGAAAAGAATGATGGGCGAAAACTCAGCAGAAGCCAAATCATGGAATGATAAATTGTTGGATGCAAAACGATCGGAAGAATATCTAAAGAATGCCATTGATGATACAAATAAAAAGCTTCAGGCCTCCAAGTCAGATTTAAATGCAGCCGAAACAGAAACAGATCAATTAGGTACGGCTGCAAAGGAAACTGGCGACAAGTTTGAAAAGATGGGCGATAGAATAAAAAATTCTGCTGATGGTGCTGAAAGTGCTGGTAAGGTGTTATCTGTTGGCTTGACTGCTCCTGTTGTTGCCGCGGCTACTGCTGCAACCGAACTAGCCACAAGCTATGAAGAAGCGATGAATAAAATTCAAGCAAACACAGGTGCCTCAAATAAGGAAATGGAAGAGTTTCAAGCCATTGCCGAAGACATCTATAAAGCTGGTTATGGTGAAAGCTATGATGATATAGCTATTGCGATTGCCGAAGTAGATGAACAATTATCCGGGCTTTCTCCTGATGAACTCGAAAACGTGACAAAAAAAGCAATCATTTTAGAAAATACCATGGGCATGGATATGACGGAAACACTCCGAGGTGTCAACTCTTTAATGGGAACTTATGGAATGACGGCTGAAGAAGCTTTTGACTACATCACTGTGGGCGCTCAAAACGGACTCAATAAAACAGATGAGCTAGGTGATAACCTTGCTGAATATGCAACGCTATTCGAAGAGAATGGTTATTCTGCTGAAGAAATGTTTGCAATCCTCCAAGCCGGGTTAGATGGCGGAGCTTATAACCTGGATAAAGTTAACGACTTGGTAAAAGAGTTCGGCATCCGCGTTGGTGATGGAACGATTAAAACAGCGGTAGAAGAGTTAGGTGGATCCTGGAAAGATATCTATGATACGTGGGAAGCTTCAGGAGAATCAAATGATGTGCTATTCCAAAAGATGGCGCAAAACTTGGCAGGTATAGAGGATCCGCAAGCTAGACAATTGGCTCTTACTGAAATTTGGGGGTCGCTTGGAGAGGACGCCGGATATAAAGTTGTAGAAGCAATGGGCCAAGTTGGTGATTCATACGAAGAAGTTGTTGGGGCCACAGATACAGTTGTGTCTGCATTTGAAACTGCCTTTGGAACTGAACGTACAAAAATGCTTCGAGATCTTGCAGATTCGTTTATGCCAGTAGGTGAAGGAATCATTGACATGATAGGAGAAGCGCAACCTTTCTTAGAAGACTTTTCAGGATTTATAACAGACATAATCGATGGGTTTAACGGACTTCCTGATAGTTCACAGAATTTTTTGTTAGGTATGGGGGCTATATCGTTAGGAGCTGGACCCGCTCTTATCATTATGGGTTCGATTGTCGGTAGCATAACTGATTTAATTGGTGGATTTAAGCTAATGGCCGAGATAATACCTGGTCTTTCCAGTTTTATTTTTGGTCCTTGGGGGCTGGCTATTGCTACAGCTATTGGTTTAGGAATCTTGATCATGACGCATTGGGATGAAATAAAAGTTGCGGCTGCTGAAGATTGGGCCGAAATTCAAACGTTGCTAGGTGTTGCCGGAGATAAAATCAGTGAACAGTGGGCTAGTGATGTAGCAGACCTACAAGGAATCTGGGCAACTCTCAAAGCAGCTGCTTCATCTGATTGGGCTGAGATTGAAACTATTTTAAGCGGTGCCGGAAGTAGAATTTCTAATCAGTGGGCAAATGACAAACAGGACCTAGTGAACATCTGGAATAGCATTTCAAGCAGTGCTACGACAACGTGGAATGCCATTACTTCTACTATCGGCGGTGCTAAGGATAAAATAGGCGGTTTTGTAGATGGAATCAAAAGTTTCTTCAGCAATATGAAACTTAAAATACCGGAAATCAGCCTACCTTCATTGCCTAAGATTCAGTTGAATACGGCAAGCAAGACGATTTTAGGAAAGACCTTTACCTATCCAACCGGATTCAGCTTTTACGCAACAGGAGGTATCATGGATGGCGCTACAATCTTCGGAATGAATGGCGGTAACATGATGATCGGTGGGGAAGCTGGGAAAGAAGCTATCCTGCCGTTGAATAAGAAAGTGCTTGGAGATATTGGATTAGGCATAGTAAGCGCAAATTCTCAATTGATGGATGCATTGGCAAACAGAGATTCTGGACAAACGAGCGTGGTAAGTATCACGGTTCATGCGAATGTCTCATCTGATTATGATGTTGATCGCATGACAGACAGGATAGATGCAAACCTTGCTAAGAAAAATAATGAAACTTTATTCGGAAGGGGTAGACGATAATGCTTGATACTATTTTGGATCAGTACCCAACATCAGAATATGGAGCATGTGTCGCTAAACGGCCGGATATCCCTGCTCCTGAATTAAGATATGAAGCACACGACATAAAGGGCCGTCATGGTTCGCTCATAGAGGAAGATGCTTTTGACGACATCGAATTTTCTGTTGAGTACAACATGTTGGAAGACTTCAACGTTAAGCCTCTCATTCGACAACTGAGAGGCTATTTTTTTGGAAAAAAAACACTAAGATTTAGTGATGATGATGTTTTCTACAAGATAAAACATATCAGTATCGATGAAACTGATAATCAAATTGCTGAGTATGGTTATTTCACAGTGACCTTCAGATGTGATCCGTTTACTTACAATTTAAATTCAGAATTTGAAATAATGACTTCAGGGCAAACGATACTGAACAGAGGTACATTTGCATCTGAGCCTTACATAAAAGTGAATGGCAGTGGTGATATCACGCTAACAATAAACAATGACAACATTTATCTTTATGACGTTGTAGGTTATGTCGAGATAGATAGCCAGGATGAAGAGTATCACAAGGATTTTTTACCAATCGAGAACGGCATGGCAGGAGAGTTTCCGATGTTTGAAGTTGGCGACAATACGATTTTTTGGACAGGTTCTGTCACTAGCCTAGAAATTGATGGGCGGTGGCGCTTTATATGATTTCAATTTACAGACCGGATGAAACAGAATTTTTTAGAAATGGCTTAGGTAGCATTACAAAGTACGTCATTGATCCATCTGTCATGCAAGACCTAAACGGAATCTATGCCTTTAAATTTAAATACCCTATATTTGCTCCTAGAGCGAATTATGTAAAGGGTGAACACATTATGAAGGTAATGACTCCAAAAGGATATCAGCTCTTCAGGATCCACAAGGAAGAGCCTGTTATGGGTTATCGGAATGTAACTGCTTATCATATCTTTTATGATTTAGCTTTTAATTATATCGATGATACAAACGTTTTTGGCAAAACTGGAACTGCTGCTGGCAATCAAATCCTGGGCGCAACTAATTATC